CTGCTGCCAAGTCGGGAAGTAAATGTTTTGCATAGAGCCGTTGTAATAAGTGTAACCTGAAGACTGATTTGAAAATCCAAAATCAGCTCTATCTACTTCTAGTAGGACTACATCACTGGCGTGGTCTACAATTTTAAGTGTTTTAAAAGCGTCTGTGTCCGTATTGGGAACAGGAGAAGTAGCACTAAGATAAGCAGCACTAGAGGCGGTTGTACCTAACCTAAGAGTTAACTTATTATTAAGCTGGTACACGCCCCATATAGGATGTGTATCGCCATTAGCCATTGTAAGATCATCATCAATTATTGTAGTATTACTAGAGGAGCGTGAGGAACCATAGACATAGTTATACATCCCTCGGCCATACCCTGAGTATAATTGTCCGTATACGTTTGCTGACCCTGAGAAAATCGTTACTGAGTCTATAAGAGAGCTAGTATTAGCGGCCATTTGGTTTGCAAACCCCCCACCGAAGTAGGCTGCACCTTCTCCAGCAGGGGTAAGCTCATTTATAAGAGACGAGACAAAAGGCTGTACTATATTCTTAATCATACAGCCCCCTATCTAGTTTCATTGAGATAACACTTAGACCCATCATTTACAGGAGTAGTATGATTCTCTACTGCCCCTGAAATTATAACATATGGGGGCAAAGCTAACTCTTTAATATCACTTTCTGTAAATGAGTGGATAAGATGATAATCAACTCCGTTTAAACTCCCAAATAAAGCACCAGTTAATGAGCCTTCGCTAACATATTGAACTAGCCCTCGACCCCCACCGCTCATCTTAGGGCGGTAAGGTTCGTTAGTGTTTGATAATTGTGGCATTTTTATTTCCTTTGTTTAAGATTTATTGTGGTCGTTGAGGGAAGAGATTCTTAGTACTATGAGGATTTACAGTTTCCTTATTGACATCTGAAGGCCATTTTAACGGTAAATCCCGCAGAGCCTGACGGTAAACCGCCCACTCTGCTTTTTTTTCATCCGATAAAGGACTGTCAGTCATTTGCGTCCAGTCACTCGCTTTTAAAAAGACCTGTCTAGTTTGGTATAGGTCTGCCCAATGTTTATAATATGTCATGCGTTTAATCCTTGTACTGTGATTTTTCCGTTAGATATTCCTCTGGCATCACCAACTCTTGTTGCGATGGTGCCTTGGCCAGCCGTTACAGGCCAAACCTCCTGTAAAAAACCAAATATCCAGATATGATATGTTTTATTACCTTCTAAGGAAACCAGTTCGTTCATATTTGTAGTACCCGAAGTAGTAACACCTTGACCATAAACAATGGATGTAGTTACATAATCAGCAGGGTTTGTGCTCCTATAAGCGTGCTGGTCAGTTGTTTTCCGCACAGCCATAGCGAAGGTTGGTACAGAGTATTCATTAAAATAACCTGTAACACTTGCCGACCAATCAATTATAAAGGGTTGATTACCTGTAAAATTGTGCGTTGTAAACGAGTGTGACATTAATACTGGAGTTGAGAAGGCTGCAACATCAGAACCAACATAAGGATACGCACCAGTAAAAGTTGGGCTTGAGCTGTTGCCACTATTTATAGGTGCCCATGCACCATTAGCAAAGGGAGTTGCGTTCATATGGGGGCCATACATATACGGAAGACCCATTACTTCCCCAAAATTAGATGCAGAGGTATCAGAAACTATATGATATGGGGCTTCATCTGAATAGCTAATTGTACTAGGAGGATACTCTACTGTATACCCAGACATCTCTACATTTACACCAGCGACACCTTCACACATGCCTATAGAACCAGCCACAGCTTTACCGCCGACATCTAAAGTATTAACCTTAATCCTGTCAGCCGTTAATGTGTTAACTTCTATCTTATCTGAAGTTATAGAGTCTGCTGCTAACTTAGCACCAATAATAGTACCGTCAACTACTAAACCACCATCTATATACAACGCAACAGTTTCACCATAAACACCTGACCCGTCATCATTAAGTTCAGTACATATTTTAGATACAGCATTTTGCCTGTTATTTTTTTCCGATAATGTAACTACATCACCTACAACAGGTTGCCTACCAGACCGACCTAAGATAACATGGTCAGCTCTAGCTGGGGTAAAGATTGCACTGCCCAGAGGATTAGTAATAGTCATATCACCTGAAAACTGACCAGCACCATTAATACCGTGAGTACCATGAGTACCGTTTAAACCAGTAATCATTATAGGGTCGCCCCAAGGGGTACTGAAATTATCCTTACCTGTTTTCTGAATCATCCAGTTACTAGCTGAACTAGCGCTAGAAGACCATCCATTAGAATACCATTCAGTGTTACCTGCTGCTTCACTCAGTAAAAATTGTTGATGAGGTTTGTCAGGTTGAGTGCTTGTAGGGTTATTATGGTAAGCAATATATACGTTTAGACCATCTTCACCGTTTACACCGTTTTCACCATGATTACCATCAGTGCCGCTTTCAGACATAACTTCCCAAGCATTACCATTATAAATATAGACTTTACCGTCATCGGTATCTTTATAAGCCCAATTTAATTGTGGGTTTTCTGGGGTGTCTGCTTGCGTACCCTGCCACCTCATCCCATCAATACCGTCATCACCATCAAGACCATCTACAGTTGTTTGGAACCACTGACCGTCTTGATAAACGTAACCTTTTCCGTCTGAAGAGTTTTTGTATGACCAACCGTTAACTGCATTGGCTGGGTGCGCACTTAAAGTACCTTGCCAAACAAGACTTATACCATCAGCACCTCTAAAGAGTGACCATGTGTAATCAGAAGGAGTTACAGAGTCTTCCAAAGTATTATCTACTAAAATACCTAACCATTGCCGTACAACACCTTCCGCACCAGCATCAGAAACATGAAAATTTAATGCTCCTGTACTGTTTGAAGCATAAGCATAATGTATGTAAGTAGGTAAACCAGCAGCACCAGCAGCACCTGTTGGGCCTTCACTACCTGTGGCACCTGTAGCACCTGTGGCACCAGCAGCTCCTGCGGCACCAGCAGCTCCTGCAACACCTTGAGCACCTTGAACACCTTGAACACCTTGAGCACCTGCTGGGCCTTGAGCGCCTGTGTCACCTTTGACTTGACCTACATTAGTAAAATCACCTAGAACACTACTACTTGATGCAGTTGTACAAACATATAAATCACCATCAATTATATAACCATCCCCTAAAGCCACAGACAAGTTACTCAGAGCATTCTCGTCCGCCAAAGTACCTAATATATTTACAGATGTGCCGTTTTCACCCGCATCACCTGCAACACCTTGAACACCTTGAGCACCTGTAGCACCTGTAACACCAACACTGCCTTGAACACCTTGGACACCTATTGGGCCTTGTGGCCCTGTAGCTCCTGTAGCGCCTACAGCACCTGTGACACCTTGATTACCTTGTGGGCCTTGTCCAACTCTATAATTTAAAGAGGGCTGTGACCATGAACCTTCCTGTGTCCAAGCAGTTGTAACACTACTATGAACATACTTAATTGTAGATACCCACTCAACTTCACTACCAGTAGCACTAGGCGTGTCAGTCCAGTAAACTCCATCAGTTATAGGAAAAGTCTCACTTGCCCCATTAAACGTGCCGCCAGATGGAGCCTCAGGTTGAGTTGGTGATTTATAATAAATAAAACTTTTAAAAGCCCCGTTATTACCATCGAAATAATCAATACCTAGTCGGGGTAATTCTCCGTCTTTACCGTCTCTAAATGTTACAATGTTTCCCGCACCGTTATTAATAGTAAAAGTGCGATAACCCTCAGCACCAATACCGTTGTCGGTTATAGTTGGTATAGGGACACCGTTTCCATTACCATCACCTAAGATAACAGAGATATTCTCAGTAGAATCTGTTAAGGTAAAAGTACCATCATCGTTTTCGTTTATTGAAAGGGAGCTAAAACCATTAGAAACGCCACCACCAGTACCACCACCAGTACCACCACCAGTACTATTTATAAGGTTTACTACAACCTCAACTACATCACCAGCACTTAAAGGTGAAAAGTAAATACGATTAACAGTTAAATCTACAAAATAATCACCTGTAGTTGGTGTAGCAATGAGACCGCCCTTAGTTTCAGCACGTACTTGCTTAACACCATTAAGAAACACTAAGGCACTCTCGTCTACAGTGAATAAAGAAACGTAGTTATAACCAGCCTCATCATCACTAAATGTTTCAAATTTATGCGAGCTGTTAGTAGGTATAGCTAACTTCCAATCAGTACCGTCATAAATTTTAAGACTCTTTGTGTTTATATCAAACCAAAGATTACCTGTTATAGGGTCAGAAGGCACCGCAGTTGAAGATGTGTAAAATTTAATACCTGAGATGTTTGTTTCAGAAGCTGTATCAAAGGCTTCCTGAGATAGATAGAATAACTGATTAGAATCTAAATCTAAAGTATCAGCCGTCAGTAGAGAAGCGTCAGAGTAATCTGTAAGTCTTGCGTCTCTGCTAGAGCTTCTTGCTATACGTACCTCAACCGCATTTGCGGGAGCTACAGCAAAAGTAAGAGATGTACCACTTAATGTGTAATTCACACCTAATGTCTGCACGTCCCCATCCACTACCACTTCTAAATGAGATTCCTCAAGGTATGGCGGTGTAGTAAAAGTTCTTAAACTGCCATTGCCTGTATAGTATATATATGAGTTTGCCATTATTTTTCCTATTAATTATTGATTGTATAGACCTTGAGAGTCTTTAAGGTTCCTTATTGTCCTGTCGAAGGATTGCTTACGTAATGTTTCATCACGAGCGATAATCATATCGAGTGCTTGGTTACGATGGTTGTTAATAAACTCTTTAGTTTTCTTAACACGAATACCATAAGTTCCAGTTTCACGAGGACTGCCTAGTGGCATGTCATGTGCTGTTGTTAAAGGTAGTAACGCATCGACAAGCGCACCTCTGTTCTTTTGAAGCTGCTGCATCATTGCATCAAACACAGATACGACTGAACCGTCCTCAAGAGTTGTATCAATAGTTCGTAGATCTGTTTTACCAAACCTAGCGTCACGATACTTAGCTCTTGTTAAACTACCAAAGCCTAACTCTTCCAAGTCTGCAACATAATCAAGAACAGCCATCTCTTCTTCTGAGCGACCTGCACTTAGATCATCAGCCTTAGCATAACCAAATCCAGTAATCTGTGTGAAAGAAGCTGGGCGCTTCATTACATTACCGAAGATGTCATACTGTCTAGGGATAGACCTAGCGTTAGGACTCCATAGAGATGTTAACCTATCCTCAGCGTTAACAATAGAGGTTAACTCATCCTGACCGTCAAAAGCCTCTTGGGTTTTCTTAATTGTACTGGGGACAATCATTGTAAGCTTTTTAGTTGAGTAGTTTTGTAAAAGGTCAAAACCACTTTGCTGATCATCACCGTTAGGGTCTTCAAGAAAACCAGTTAGCTTAACAGCAGTGCCGATTGTATCAGTAACACCTTGTGTTAAGGCTGAATCTTTAAAGGCCGCTATTGCAGTTGCAAAAGCAATACCTAAACCTGCCATCACATCATCAGGAATAACTCCATCACCTTCTTCGTAACCATTCATGTTCTTGAGTTCGGTATGATCCATATAACCTTCAAGAGCGTTGATAACGATAGTTGCTGGAATACGTAAAGGTTCCCAACGTCTAAACTCAACTTCTTTTCCTCCATCTAGGAAGAAAGGATCTTTAATAGTTAAAGGACGCATTGTAGATCGATTACGTTCACCTTTTTTGGTGTAATCAAGCTCAGGGCTTCCAGTCATTTCACCTTGCGCCCACTTCGTAGCTACGTACATCATCCACGCATAACCTACAGCCGCTTCTGTCTTAGCTCTGTTCTGACGAGCGATGCCGTTAGCACCTGACAAATCATTCTTGAACTGCGGGAGTAAACCATTGATTGCTGGAGTAAGACGTAACGACTCGTTGAACAACCAAGCTGGAGTTCGGAAGAATAAGTTACCGAAGAACTTTGACCAAGGATTATCCTTAACAAAATCTTCATAATGAGCAGCGTAGTGTTCTACCTTACCAGTAAAACCATCACCGTTCTTACGAAACTCCTTCTTATACAATAAAGTCTGTACAGCATCGAGAGCATCAGCATCTTTAAGCCGTCTCATTCCATCCGTACCAGTCTTCTTCATTTCTTTTAAGACATAATCTTCAAGCTTCTTACCCGTATACTTCAAGGACTTACCTTTTTCATAGAAAGGTTTAAGCTTGTTAATGGTCATGTCATAATCATAACCTTTATCAATCTCAGCTTTGATATTATCGTCTATATATTTCTTTAACTTAGCTCCACGCAAACCATCGGCATGAGCTTTAGTAGCTAAAGAATCAAAAGCATTAGCTGCAAGAACTGCTGTAGAAGCAATCTCTTGGTTATACGCATCAGACGCACCTAACAATCTAGGGAAGGTTCTAAGGAACCCTGCAATCTTACCATCGATCTTTATACCACCCTCATAGAACCTTTGAGGATCTTGAGTGAGAAGTGTTTGTTCGTAAGCTGCTGCGGCTCTAGCTGACTTCTTAGCTGCTGCTGTAGCACCAAACATTTGAGCATAAACTCGTAGAGTCTTTCTCCACTTCATTAAAGATAAAGGATTATCCATGATAAAATCTAAAGCTGGATAGCCGTATGTTTTAAGCATTGGCCACACAGTGTTATAGACAACTGTAGACGGACTAAAGACACCTGAGATAGATAACTCAACAAGCTTCTCCATAGTCGTAGAAGGTTCACCCTTCCATTTACCAAGAGGATCTCGTTTGTCTAACTCATTCAACAAGTCAAGTCGTGTAGGATCGCTTTCACGCCTCTGCATTACTTCGACAAGTCTTTCGTGTACATTAGGTTTACCGTCTTTACCTATAGCGTCAATCTCTGCTTCATACTTTGCATCTATCTCTCTAATTTCTTTCTTGTAAAGCTTTGTGTGTGCCTTATTGATTTCCTCTTCACTTAGAGGCTCACCAATGTTCTTACGATAATTCATGTAATCTTGGATAGCTTGTAAGTTACGTCCACTATAAGCGTTAACGTGTTCTCTTACTGCTCTGCCTCTATCGTATAAACTTAGAGCCTTCTCCATCTGCTCAGATAAAGATTTACGCTCTGCTTCTGATAATCCTGATTTAGACATTAAACCTTGGAGTTTTAAAATGTCTTGACCCATGAGTTCATTAGACTCATTAACTATACGGTTAATTGCTTCGTACTCTTTAGGGCTGTATTGATTCTTCTCAAAGTTATCAATAACCTTACCGACTGAGTTAGGATCTTGCATCACATCTATAAGATCAAAAGCATTGTAGAATAGACGAGGTGTAACACGAGGTTTAGGAGGTCTAGGATCAGACGAGTCAACTTTAGCGTTAGGCTCATCAACAATCTTATCTACCCTAGCTTCAGCATCAACTTGTCTTTTAGGTTTAGCACTTAGCTCTACCTTAGTCTGTCCAGCTTTAGCTTGCGCCTTAATAGAGTCCCGCATAGCTTTTGCTTTTTGGGCTATGTCTGTAACACCGTTCTGCTGTAAGAAGCCCATGAACTCGTCACGTTTCTTACTAGGTGTCTTAGTCCCTACCATATATAACGCTTTGGCTATAGGATCTTGGAAGTCTAGCTCTATGGGTGTTTGACCATAATTATAAGTAGGCTTTGCTGTCTCTATTGATCTAGGTACAGGAACAGTAGATGATCTACCCGCAACTTCAATGTCAAAGGCTCTTTGGATTTCTTCAGGAGAAGCTCCGTTGTCAATAGCATCTGTGACGATTGTTGTAGGGTTGTCAATAATCTCTTGAGCCTTACGTGCGCCTTTAGCTACATCAACTGCAATCTCTTCTCTAACCCTATCAACTTCT